GAACTACATCGACGAGGGTGTGGGCACCGTGCGTGACCGTGAAGTTGAGAGTTTTGAGGAGTTGCAGGCCATGCTGGACAAGATGAAGAGGGCGGAGCAGGAGGAGCAGGACCGGGCCCGCGGGTTGACCGCGGCCGGTGCTGTCGAAGGGGTCGAGTGGGAGGGGGTCCTCGCGCCGGTGGGTGAGCCGTCGGGCGATGGCCGGATTCTCGCGGCCGATGGAGACTACCGTTTTAGGGAGTTCCCGCTGCCTCTGATGTGGCAGGAGTCCACCCTCGACGGGCACGACTCGGCCCGGGTGGTTGGGTCCATCACGGAGGGTGAAGTCAAGGACGGGAAGATCACCGCCCGCGGTATCGTGTTCGCCTCCGAGGAGAAGGTCCTGGAGCTGTTGGAGGCGGGGGGGATCCGCCCGTCCGTGGACCTGTGCGACATGGTCGCCTCGCTGGACGAGGATACAGACGAGCTGGTTGTTGAGGCGGCGACGGTCATGGCGGCCACGCTGGTGGCGAAGCCCGCGTTCGAGAACGTTCACGTGACTGTGGGTGATTCCCGGATGGTGCCGGAGGAGTTGGTCGCGGCGGCGGCGGTGGACCTCGGCGGCTATGAGGCTGATTGGTTTAAGGATCCGGGGCTGGAGGGCCCGACCCCGGTCACGGTGACGGAGGAGGGCCGGGTGTACGGTCACCTCGCCCTGTGGGACTCGCACCATGTTGGTATGCCGGGCCGTAGGGTCAACCCTCCTCGCAGCCGGTCGGGTTACGCGTCGTTCCACCAGTCAACGGTAGTGACGGAGCGGGGCCGGGTCGCTGTCGGCCGCCTGACTGTTGGTGGGGGTCACGCGTCCGCCCGGGCTGGTGTTCGGGCGGCGGCGGAACACTACGACGAGACCGGCACCTGTTGGGCGTTCGTCCGGGCCGGGGAGGATGAGCATGGCATTTGGGTGGCTGGTGAAGTTAATCACGACGCTGACCCGGCGAAGGTGAGGGAGGGGGCGCAGGCCCCCCTGTCGGGTGATTGGCGGCGTGTGGGGGCTGGTCTGGAGCTGGTGGCCGCGTTGTCGGTGTCCACCCCTGGGTTCCCGGTGCGGCGGGAGTCCACGAACTCTGTGGGGGAGGAGTACGCCTTGGTCGCGGCGGCGGCGGTGGAGCCGGTGGTGTCGGTTGAGGACGTTGCCCGGGCGGCGGTTGATCGCGTGTGGGAGAAGCGCGAGGCGGAGGAGGCCGCGCAGCGCCGTTTTAAGGCGATGGAGGATGTGTCCGGGGTGTTTACCCGTGTGCAGCGCCACCTCGCCCTGGAGGGGCTGCAGGGCCGGTTCAACGAGGCGTGTGAGGGGGTGGAGGACTAATGGCTTGTGGTTCGTGTGGTTCCCGGTCATACCGGCCGCAGATCTGGCTGGTGGATACGCCGGAGGGGACGACCCGCCGGTTCCTGACCCGGGCGGAGGCCGTCGGCTACGCCGTGAAACACGGTGGTGAGGCCCGGCCGGAAAACGACACCAAATAACCGAGCCGGGGTTAGTTGTCTACCCCGGTGTTTAGCTTAGAAGTCAACACCCCTCGGCGGTGGTCGGTGGGGATTGTTGGCCGACAAGTGTTTCCCCAACCTAGGAGAGGAAAACAACATGGATATTGAGGCTCTCGTTGAGCGAGTGAAGAATATGCCGGAGGAGCCGGAGGCGATCAAGGATCTGATCGCCGATATTCGCGCCGCGTGGGAGGCCCTGCAGGAGGAGATCGGGGACGACTCCCCGACCCAGGAGCAGCTGGACCTCGCAGAGCGCCTGTCGTCCCTCGTGGAGGAGGCCCGCGCGGCGTATGACAAGGCTGTTCAGGCCCGCCGTGACGAGGAGAGTGAGGCGTCTGCCCGGGCGGAGGCTCTGCAGGAGCTTTCCTCGAAGTTCTCCGACGACTCCGACGAGGAGGAGGCCGACGGTGAGCAGGCGGCGGAGTTCTCGCAGGAGTCCGAGGAGGGCGACGAGGAAGAAGCAGCCGAGGAAGACACCGCCGAGGACGACGAAGAAGATGACGACGAGGCCGCCGAGTCGGAAGACGACGGCGAGGCAGCAGTAGATACCCCCGAAGAGGAGAAGAAGATGGCAGATACCAAGTTCGCCGGTCGCGCGAACAGCACCGCGGCTGACGAGTCCCGTCGTAAGAAGGCGGCGGAGTCCCCGTTCAAGCTTGACCGCGCGGCGGCTAACTACCAGCCGGGCGGCGTTGATGTTATGGCCCTGGCGGAGGCGTTCGAGGACGTCTCTTCCGGTCGTGCGGTGCGCGCCACCGGCAACGGTGTGACCACCACCGCGAAGTTCGCTTACCTTGACCGCGCGGTTGACCCGGAGCTGGTCGCCTCCGATGAGCAGTCCCTGGTCGCGGCGATTGAGAACGCGGTGGACGAGTCCCGCCTTGAGGGTGGTTCCCTGGTCGCGGCAGGTGGCTGGTGTGCCCCGTCCGAAACCACTTACGAGTTCCTGCCTACCCTGCAGGCTTCTAACCTCCTGTCTCTGCCGGAGGTTGCGATTAGCCGCGGTGGTCTGCGTTTCCCGGTTGAGCCTGATTTCTCCGCCCTGTATGAGGCCGGTCGCTACCAGATGACCGAGGCGGAGGCGATCAGCGGCAAGACGAAGGAGTGCGTGGAGATTCCGTGCCCTGACATGGAGGAGCTCCGCCTGGACGTCATGTGGACCTGTGTGACGGGTAACCTCCTGCAGAATAAGGGTTGGCCAGAGCTGACTTCCAAGTTCATCGCGGAGGCCATGAAGGCCCACGCGCACCGCCTGTCCGCCGCCCGCCTCGCGGCTGTTCTGGAGGCTTCCGACCAGGCCGCGGTTGGTGTGCCGGAGATCGGCACCGTCGGCACGATCCTGAACGCGATTGAGCTGCACGCCGAGGACCTCCGCATCAAGTACCGCCTGGGCCGCCAGACCGTTGAGGGCATCGCCCCGCTGTGGCTGCGCACTGTGCTGCGCGCTGACCTGGCTTACCGCGACGAGGTCCTGCCGCAGCAGGTGACCGACGCGATGCTTGACCAGCACCTCGCGGATCGTGGTGTCCGTCTGCAGTTCGTCGCCGACTACCAGACCGACGTGATCGGCGCGGGCCCGGGTTCCCTCGCATACCCGGACAACGTGAAGGTTGTCCTGTACCCGGCTGGCACGTTCATCTCCTCCGTGCAGCAGGTCGCCAACATTGGCGCTATCTACGACTCCACCGGCCTATCCAAGAACCAGCGCACCGAGCTGTTCATTGAGGACGGCTTCGGTGTCGGCAAGCGCGGTTACGAGTCCCGCGAGATCACGGTCCCGCTGGACGTTAACGGCGTTGTCGGTGCCCGCAACGGCGGCGGCGAGTCTGGCCCGGGTGCCTAGTCCTGTATCCGGTATCTACAACGAGTAGGAGGTGAGGCCGATGGTTGGGTTCGCAGGAGTGCCCGTGGGGCGCGTGGAGCGCCTCGCGGCCCCTTACCGGGGTTTATACCCGGTGGCGACTCTGGTTGATGTGGCGCGTGCTGTGTCGATGGGGGTCGAAGTCGAGTTCCCCGGCTCCGCCGGTTCCGGCCTGTGGGTCGATAACTGCGCGGTGGGGGACCCGCCGAACGATCCGAAGCAGGGTGGCGGTGGCTCCACCCGGGCGCAGTTCCCCGGCGTGGCGGTGTGGGCGGCGGTCGAGTGCGCCGCCGTTGGTGCCGTCACCGAGGAGCTCCGCGATTCCGCGTCCTCGGCCCTCCGCGCGGTTGAGGAACAGCGCGCCGAGGAGTTCCTGAACAGTGTTCTGGAGGGTGAGGAGTCCGTCGAGTCGGCGGGGTCCATCTTCGCCGCCGCCCGGCGCGTCCGGTCGGAGGGGTGGGAGCCTGTGGTTCTCATGTCCCCGGAGGCCGCCGTGGCGGCGCTGGAGGCGAAAACGGTGCACTGGGTGCAGTCCGGTCTGGTGACCGTCACCGGGGCCCGGGTGGTGGTGTCGGACGCGTTCACCAGCACCTGGGTCGTCGGCGATATTTACGTGTGGCGCAGCCCGGCGGAGGTGTACGAGTCGTTCGACGTTGAGACGAACACCCGCCTCGTCGTCGCGGAACGCACCCTGGCTGTCGGCTGGGCTGGCCCCGCTGTCCGAGTGGAGGAGGGCTCCTAATGGCCATTGATCGAAGCCTGGTCGCGGTCGTCGTCGAGGGCGACCGGGTTGAAGTTTATCCCCGTGCTGGTGAGCAGTCGGCGTTCGTCGAGGCGGCGAAGGCGGCGACCGGGGCGGGTCCGGTCCGCACAACGAGTATCGGCCGGTCGGTCGGGCTGGTCATGTCGATCAGCACGGCCCGCGAGTCGGGTCTGGTGGCGAAGCCGCGGGCCCGGAAAACCAAGGCGCAGAGCGCCGGAACCAAGAAGGAGAATGACTAATGGCGGCTATCAATACTGCCCTGCCGATGGTGAAGGGCTATAAGATTCGCGCGACCCGTGTGTCGCGTTGTGGTCTCCCGATCCCGGGCGAGGGCAACGTCTTTGTGACGGACGGGTTCATCGAGTTCGGTCTGGAGCGTGAGACCTCCGACGGTGACGAGATTGAGGTGAAGAACGCGCAGGGCGCGGTCTGTATCTCGGATCGCACGGAGGATCAGTTCAAGCGTTACAACGTCACTCTGCAGCTGTGTGGTGTGCACCCGGAGTTTGTGTCCATGTTCACCGGCCAGCCGCTGGTGCTGGACGAGAATGGTGACGCGGCGGGTATCCTGCAGCAGACCGGTGGTAACGATGATACGGGTGTTGCGCTGGAGGTGTGGATCGGCACCGGTGGTGGCGATGACTGTGTTGTTCCGGAGTCGGACGATATTTTCGACACTGTTCAGTCTGGTGAGAAGGCGTGGGAGGGTTGGTATCTCCTCCTGCCGTGGGTCCGTGGTGGTGTGCTCGGTGATTTCACGATCAACGGCACCGATTCGGCTGACATCACGATCACCGGTTACACGGGTGCAGGTCCTCGTTGGGGCCGTGGCCCGTATGAGGTTGTTGCCGGTGCGAACGGTGAGGCCCAGCGTCTCCTGGCCCCGATTCCTGCCCGCACTCACTCCCTGATGCAGCACACGACTGTCGCGCCGCCGGAGAACACGGCTGGCCCGCAGGAGCTGTCTATCCCGCAGCCGTATTTCGCGGCTTCGGAGGTGACGGAGCCAGGCGCCGATATTGGTGGCGGCACCGACGGTGAGACCGACGCTTAGTTCGGTCTAGCCCGGGCCGGGGCCGGTTGCCGACGGGGTGAGTTCCCTGTTGGTGACCGGCCCCTTGTCCTTGTTGTGGTGGTCGTGTTCGGCCGGAAGTTTTGGGAGGATAGGAACCATGTTGACTAATGATCGGGCTGTGTGTGAGTGGCCGGTGGATGAGGTGTGCGCGCCGACGGAGGCCGTCGGAGACGGGCGGTGGAACACGGCGGTGGACCTCGCAAGGCAGGTGCTGTGGGCGTTGACGGGCCGGAGGTTTGGTGTGTGCCCGGCGGTGTACAGGGTGCCCGGCGGGGAGCCGGAGGTGTGCGCACCGTGTTCGTCCCCGCTGTGGCGGGTGGTGCACCTGCCCGGCCCGGTGTGGGAAGTGACTGGGGTGTACGACCGTGACGGGGCGGAGGTTGACCTGCATGTGTTCCACGGCGGTGAGGTTCGCGTGGTGCCCGGCGGGTGGGTTGAGTACCTGAAGGGGGAGCCGGTGCCGAAGGGGGCGGAGCAGATGGTGGGCACGCTGGCGGCGGAGCTGTTTCTGCAGTGCATCGGGGACCGGCGGTGCCGTCTACCCCGAAACGCGTCGTCGGCTACGAGGCAAGGAGTCTCGGTGCAGTTCCCTGACCCGGTGGAGATCATTCAGGCCGGGTTGACGGGTGTGCCGGAGGTTGACCTGTGGATCAAGTCGCTGAATCCCCAGGGGTTGGCGCAGGACTCGGAGGTGATCGGCTAATGGCTGGTTTCCATGATGTAGCTGACGAGCTCCTCGTCCTAATGGGGGAGGTGTTCAACCCGGCCGATGAGGCCCGCACCCCGGTGGGTGGGGCGGTGGTGCCGGAGTTCAGGCCGGGTGAGAATATCCCGGCGCTGGACGCGTTCGGGGAATGCGCGTTGGCGTGGGTGACGGCCGGTTCCCGGTGGCGGACCTCGTCGTTCCCGTCGGTGGATCCGGCGGTGGTGTGCGGGGGCCGGAGGGTCGGGTCGTTCGTCGTCGGTGTCGCCCGCTGCAGTGTGGCCCTGGACGACGGGGGGCAACTCCCCTCGCAGGAGCAGATGGCCCACGAGTTCGGGGTGCAGGAGGACGACAAGGACCGGCTGGAGCTGGTGGCCTGTCAGGCGCGGCGGCGGTTGGTGAACCGGGGGGTAGCGTTAAATGTTGGTTGGGACCCCGTGATGGTGTACGGGCCGGAGGGCGGCACCGTCGCGGTATATGTTCAGATCACTGTCGAACTGGCTTAGGAGAAGGACTCATGTCCGAGGTGAAGATTCGTTTTAATCAGGCCGTCGAGGGCTGGGAGGCCGGGGCGGTCGTTGTGGTTGAGGAGACCCGGCGGGTGCAGAATATGGCGCGCCGGGGGTTCGTGACCATTGTTGAGCGGATGCCTGACGATCGGCCGGAGGCTCCGGCGCGTAACGCGTCGCGGGGTGACTGGGTTGAGTATGTGCAGTCGCTTGGGTTGCCGGTGTGGGCGGGAGCCCGGCGGGCGGATATTATCGCGGACGTTGAGGCGCTGGGGGCGGGGGAGCGCACCACCGTGATTGGTTGGGACGTGCCGGAGGACTCGCGGGAGCCGGAGGGGGGCCTAGACGGCGTTGTGGGCGACGTAGACGAGAGTTCAGGCGACGAGGGGGTAGTTGCCTAGTGTGGGATGTAATTTCGCTTAATTTGCCTGTGGTGTGGCTGATCGTTGTCCTCGCCCTCGGTGGGCTGATCCTGACTAGGACAGGAAGTTGGTGGGACGAGTGATTCGCTTCACGGCTGACCCGTCGGGGATCGAGAAGGCGATGACGGGGGCGCAGGGCGCGGCGGTGAAGGTTGTCCGAGGTATGCAGCAGGATACTCTGGCGCTGGCGCAGCAGAGCTCTCCGATTGATACGGGCCGGTTGCGGGGCCAGCATGTCGCCACTCCGATCGTTAAGACCCGGACTAGCGTCACGGCCGGTGTGGAGAACCGGGCTGATTATGCGATGCATGTGCATGAGGGCACCCGGCCTCATGTGATTAAGCCCCGCCGCGCGCGGGTTCTCGCGTGGTTCGCGGGCGGCGGAACATCGGGCCCGATTAGGTTCGCGAAGCGGGTGAACCACCCGGGCACGAAGGGGCGGCCGTGGTTGGCGACGGCGACGGAGGTTGCGGCCCGGCGTAACGGCTTCAAGTATGTCAAGGGCGACGGGTAGCCTCACGCTTTGACAAAAGTGCTAAGTTGGTGTTGTTGACCACCCCGGCATGAAAAACGATAGGAGCCCCTGTATGGCTAACGAGTTCGAGTCCGACCTGTACGGCAACGAGAAGGACGAGGACCGGGCACCAGCGCGCCGCGAGTCGCTGACGCTGACGGAGGTTGATGACGACGCCCCGGAGGTTGAGGACCGGGTGACGGCGCATAACGCGTTCCTGGACCGTGAGATCACTTTCCTCCGCCCGAACGAAGTTTCGTTCACCCTGTTTCAGCAGGACATGAACTCCTCGATGCTGTCGCAGGCGGAGAAGCTCGGCATCGCCGGTGACTACTTCCGCGGCCTAATGGACGAGGAGGACTTCCGGGCGTATCACGCGAAGGTGAACGAGGAGGCCCGGCGTCTGGGCCCGAAGGCGGCGGCCCGGTTCTTTGAGGTGCTGGCGTACATGACCGAGTTCTTCCATGACTTTATGGTTGAGCAGGACGAGGACGCGGTGAACCAAGTTCAGTCCCGGACGAAGCGCCGGGCGGCGGAGCGTGCGAAGCAGCGGGCGGCGAAGAAGGGCCGTGACGCCCGTTAGGAGGCTATTCGGTGCGCGTTGAAGCTATGGGGCTGGCATGGATAATGTCGGCCCCTGACGCGTCTCTGGCGGGCGCTGTGGGCCGGTTGAAAACGGCCGGTTCGGCGGCGGGGGACATTATC